AGTAGTGTTGTAAAGCGTAACACTGCCGGTTGAACTGATTGAGCCAACTTCAGTGCTGGTGTTGTACAAGAAGCGATTAAAAATTGCCGTTCCGGAAGCGGATGTACACGAAGCAGCAAACCCGTATTGACTGTTTGGAAAAGAAGAACCAATGCGACCAATTGCACTCGTAGTCCCCACCAACAAATTCCCACTGGCATCCAAGCGCATTTTCTCTGTAGGCGAAGCAGCGTTGCTGGTGTAAAAAGACATTCCGTGCGTGGTAGACGTTGTACCTTGGTCAACTACAATTTTTACAGGGAAAGCGGTGTTACCGGAGGCGCCAACAAGCCAGTCGTAGGAAGTGTTTGCGGAGCCGTTTCCTGCTGCAAGATCGTTAAAGGTGCTTCCAAACACGCTCAACTTTTCAGATGCAAAGGTAGAGGTAGTACCAATGCCCAAACTCGTCCCATTAAATGTTAGCGCCGTCCCCGTGGTAACTTGCTTACTGCCATTCAAGTAAGGCACTCCGTTGGCTGTGCCTCCTGAGAGCGTAAGAGTAGTGGCAGAAATAGCAGAGCCTGTTTCCTTAGCAAGAGGAATGCCTCCAGCGGTAGCTCCGTCATGAACAACAACAGTGTTCTTAGTGGTGTCTACAGTGAGCTCTGCACTAGCCCCTGTAAATGAAGCGTGTTGAGCAGTTGTGCCTTTACGGCGTTGAACTTGAGTTGACATATTTTTCCTTTAAGGGACAGAACCGTAATCGGTGGAGAAAGTTAGGACAGAATCTGTAATGAAGCCAAAGTCATAAATGGTGCTTGCTACATCAAAACCTACAGAGGCATACGCGCTTGCGTTAGAAGCACTGAGAGAAGCAGAAATTTCACTAGCAGACGCATTGTTAGCAGAGGCTTGTGCAGAAGCTACAGCACTAGAAATAGCAGCTGTTCCGTCATAAATCTCTAAAGCATTGTTAGCAGCTGTCGTTGCGTTGTCAGCACTAATTTCTGCTGCATTGGCAAAGCTAGAAGAAGAGGCAGCGCTGTTTGCTGCGTTGCTTGCACTGATGCTTGCTTCAGAGGCTTTAGTTGTTGCCGTGGCAGCAGAAGCAGCGGCGTTATCTGCTTGGGTAGAGGCTGTAGCTGCGCTGTTTGAAGCGTTTGTGGCACTGGTAGAAGCACCAGAGGCATTAGACGAAGATGCTGTTGCGCTGGCTGCTGCGTTGGTAGCTGCTGTGCTTGCTGTGGCAGAATAGCCTGCAATTGTCGCTACGCTCCCAGAAGCGGTTGCTGCTGAAGCAGAAGCTGCGATAGCTGAAGTGTTTGCATTGGAAGCATATCCAGCTGCTTCGTCACGGAAGCCTTGTGATTGCACAGCAGAAGCAGCAGAGCCTGTAGCGCTAGTGGCTGCATTCGTAGCGGCTGTTTGAGAAGCTGTTACAGCAGCGTTCATTGCCGATGTGTTGCCATAAATAGCTAGAGCGCTGGCGGCAGAAGCAGCGGCAGCCGTGGCGTGTCCACTAGCAGAGGAATTAGCAGTGAAAGCGTCTAGCGTATATTCATAAGCACCCAACATAGAGCTGTTAGCACTAGTGGCGCTTGTTGAAGCACTAGAGGCACTTGCAGCAGCTGCTGTTGCTGAAATACTTGCAGAAGATGCTTTAGTTGTAGCAACCAAGGCGTTAGTAGCTGCAAAAGCGTTTTGCGTTGCAGCATTGGAAGCACTAGTAGCAGCGTTGCTTGCTTGGGTAGTAGCGCTCGTTACGCTGGTATTGGCTGCTGTAGCGCTAGTGGCAGCGTTTGTAGCCGAAGTAGCTGCACTTGTGGCGCTGGTAGCAGCAGCCGCAGCATAGCCAGCTACAGCATTAACTGTTGCATCGTCTGTGGCGTCACTAGCGCCCCCTGCTCCACGATAAATACTCATTTAGGTTCCTTCTTTTGTTTGGGCTTTGGTTCTGTCTCTTCTACAACAACATACTCATCATGCTTTAGCATTTCAGCAATATCTTGTTCACTAAGAAACTCATAAACTTGTTTGGTGTGAATACATTGAAATTTCATAAAGCCTTTCCTATATGCTTTTAATAAAGAATAGAGAAAAGGCCGACACCTTGTGAGTGTCAGCCCCTTCAATGCTTAGGCTGGGACGGCCAGAGCAACAGCAGCGCCATCACGCAGCTCTTGAACACCATACAGGGTGTCTGCGGTGAACAACGTACCCAGATATTCCTGCTTGTATTGAGTTTGAGTGCGAACACCCATTTGCTCAACCAACACAGCAAAGTCTTTGTGGCCCATCAGAGCAATACGGCAAGCGGTGGAACCCGAAGTCGTATCAGCATTGCTGGTTACAAACACAGGCACGCCGTACACGTTACCAACTTCACCGTTACGGATAACATTGTTACCACCAGCTTCGCCAACGAAGGCTTGCTCGGTGAAACGTGCAATACCCATCATGGTGTTGCGGCTCGAAGGAGGCACCAACAAGAAGCGGCCATCCATAGGCACGTCTTGGTCGTCAAGGCGTTGAATGGAACGACGAATAGCAATGTCGGTGATAGCAGCCAAGCCGGTGTTAGCGCCAGCCACATAAGCGGTGGTGCCATCAGCGCCGGAGAAGGCACCGGAGTAGGCAGTGGTGCCGCCGCCGCCGTTAACGCTACGACCCAGAGCAATCAGGTCGCTGTCAACTTGACGAGCCAAAGCATAACCAGCATCTTCCGTGTAGAAGCTACGCAGCGAAGACAGGGCTTGCGTTTCCACAATGTCTTCGATCAGACGGCTATACTCGTAGTGCTTGTTGATGGTAGCAATGATTTCGCTTTCAGTTGCAGCAATCAGATTCACCTGAGTGGAAGCAGCTTTCAACGAGGCAGAGCCACGGGTGGGAGCAGGAATGTGAACGGTGTCACCTTTCTTGCCTTTGAAACTCATCTTCTTGATGAGGTTCGCGAGAACCAGATTCTTCTGGTAAGAAGCAATAATTTCATCCGACCAAATTGCGGGGATGAAAGTTGCAGCAGTAGTCTTAGTGACGTGAGCGGTACCGAGAGCCATATTTTAATTTCCTATTTAATGTTCACCGAAGTGGTGAGGAGCAGCGAAGCTGCGACTATTTAACCCTGCCTTCGTTGTATGCAGCCATAATGTCATCAGACAAGGCCTCATAGCGTCGAGGGTCAGTCATGCGTAGCCGAATGAGGTCTGCACGACGATAGATTTTCTGAGAAGACTCACCAGTTCCACCAGTGTCCACAGACGCAGCTTTGAGGCTTTGTTTAAGGGCTTGTGACCCATCTGCCTTGCTTTGTTGTGCTTTCACTGAACGAATTTGTTTAAACGTAGAAAGAAGTTCATCAGCAGAAGCTAGATCGTAGTTGGCATCAGCCTGCGCGTACATATTAAGACGCACTGGCGAAGCCTTCACCCAATCAATAAACTCTCCGTCTTTTACAATTTCTGCCATATCAGGGTGCTTTTTATTAAGCATTTCCTGAGTGCGCATTTGTCGCATTTCCTGTGCTGCTTGTTTAGCTGCAAGCACATCGGGATGTTTATCTACTGCATTGCGAACTGCCTTCTTTGGGTCTTCAAAGAAATCAATTTCGTTTTCTTCTTGTACAGGCGATTGTTGTTTCGTGGAGAGTTGTTGTTTAATGAGGTCGTCTGCCAGCCTACGAACTTCACCTACTTCTTGTGCTTGTCGTCCAATTAGCCTCTCAGCCTCTTGGTGCATATGCACAATGTCCTCAAGACTCTTGCCCGAATATTTATCGGGAATCTTAGGCTTTTCGGTTTCAGCAGCTACGTTAGTAGCGCCGTCTTGGTTCGTAATGTCGTCAAAGCTTTCATCGCCCAGTTCTTCATTTTCAATAAATGCCATGTTTACCTTTCATCCTGCCCGTAAGGGGTTTTAGGATATTTAAATATGAATCCAGATTACGCATTAGCTGCGGCTGTCTTCTGTTCTTGTTTAAGCTTTTCAGCTCGCTTTTTTACCCACTTGTCAGCAGCACCGGGGAACGCACCAGTGATGCCCTCCAAGGCTATGCGTGGAGTGGATATTTGTCTAATGGCTTCAGCCCCGCATTCTCTGCATGGTGCAGTACGGATAGAATCGTCCACTAGTTGGTCAGAAATATGCGAATTGCCACAAATAAACTCAAACATTCGTTTCATTTTGAATTTCCTCGTAAACTTCTTCGCACATTGCCTTCCGTCCTAAAATCAAATCAATAATATCTAGTTGTCCCTGACGAAACTTCAATTCTTGTTCTGTCTTAACTACGTAAATGTTATTAATGTTGGCTTTAAGTTTGTTAATGTCCTCAATGAAAGCTGCCCATCCGGGCGTAGCCATCGTTGAGAACGTATCTTCGTAATATGTTTGCAACCCTTTATCCATATAGGAGAGTCCTTTCGTTTATTTCTGTTTATTTGTCATTTGCATTGCTGCAATGCGTTCGTTAGAAGCTGAATCGCTGGCTTTCAAATTAACTACCTTCTCTTTCAGCATCAAATCTGCCAATTTAAGGCGTTTCTCGAAGCTGTCTCCTTGGTCGAGGTTCGTAGCAGCTGCTTGCACAAGCTTCACACGGTGCTCTTCAGGGATGAGTTGAGCCTCAATTTGCGTCTTTTGGGCATCTGCTGCCTTAGACATTGCACTAGCCTTCAAGTCGGCTGTTTGGGCCTCTACAAGCCCTGCTTGAGCCTGTTGCTGTGCTTGTTGTGCCTGTTGAGCTGCTGGGTCAGGCTGGCTCATCTTCTCAAGCGTAGCCATAAGCTCTGCTCGGTTAGACAAACTGCTGTTAGACAAGATGCCCTTGAGGAGCACAGGAAGTACAGGAGTATTTGGCCCCAAAGTTTGCAACAAACCAATTAGTTGTTGTTGTTCAAACTCACGAGCAAGAATACCGAGGGTAGCCGTTGGGATAAAGACAACATCTACAGAGGGATAACGCTCTGGGTCAAACTGCATATAGCGATAAGCAGCTTTGTAGATGAAAGGAATCATGAAATCTTCTTGGAAGTTCACCAATGTACGCTTGTACTTCTTGATGATGCCTGCCATAGCCATTGACATTCCCTGCTGTCCACCTTCGCGAGGAACATTAGAAGGAAGGCCAGCGCTGTCCACTGTTCCGGTAGCCTGCAACAACATACGCTCAAAGTTCTGCGCCGCTGCTGGAGCATCTTGGGTGGTTTGTCCGAAGTGGAAGGGGAAGAGAATCTCTGCTGGAGGGCCGTTGGTGAGAATAGCCTTGCCGGGCTTAATCTCGAACTTAGCGCCCCGTGGAAGCCTCGTAGCGTCCATAGCCATCATAGGGGCCGTGGTGAGCGCTACAGAGTCCATATGGGCCCTTAGCTGGCCGTCAATGGCCTTCTGCATGTTGTAGGCTTTCTCCACCGTACCACGTCCATGAAAGCGTCCCGGCACCGTATCATCTTGATAGGCCACTACAGGGCGGTCTTTCATCATGTACGGAGAAGCTTCAGCTTTAAGCAGCATGTTGTCATTAGCAATAATAACAATGGCTTCTACCAGCTCGGAATAGTCGTCAGCAAGGCTGTCTTCCGGAAAGAGGTCTACTACTTCTTCTCCATCATTTTCTAGCTGTTCCAAATACTCACGAGGAACAAGACCGTAATAGGTGATAACCTTTACCTTGTCGTCTTTGAAGTTTGTAAGCTCTTGTGTAGCTTCGAGGGAAGTGTCGTCGTAGGTAGATTGAATGTCCACCTTGCGGTAGGTTCCCTTCTCCATACCAGCAACAATTTGATGAATAGAAACGTAGCGCTCAATTGCCACGCCCATTGCTTCTTCAATTGTTTCAGCGTTAGGGTCAATGAGGAAGTTCTTGGGGTTGATTGGTTTAATTGAAACACTGATTCGTGTTCCTTCTTCTACACCAATGGCTGCTTGGCCTTGTACACCCGGCATACGTTGCGTAGCGGGCTTCATGCTCTTCAATTCTTTTACAACCACCTCACCAATGCCTGTACCATAAATCTCAGCCATGAGTTCAATATGGTCAATGCTTTTCTTAATTTTGTCTCGCTTAAAATCTTCCATCAGCTGAGACTTAAGCTGCTCAACGTCCATTGGGTTGCCGTCTACGTCCTTAATGTCGTCTTGAATGTCAAAGAATTCTCCTTGACCAAAGATGGCTTCTACGATTTCAGCATGACGTGTTTCAACTGCTTGTTGTGTAGCAGGGGAAATGATACGGCTGCGTTCGCTGTCACGGGTTTTGTCTTGAGCGTCCCATTGTCCACGGAAGATGCGTTCATACTCTTCCCATGCAGACATATAGTTGGTGTCACGGTAGTCGCGCCACCGCTCAACGTGAGAGAAAACCCACTCAGTGAGTTCTTTGTCACTTTCTGTGGGCTCTTCCCATTCTGGTTCTTTAGCCATGTGTTTCCTTATTTAAATGCTTAGGCTAGTAGCCCGCAATAATGTCCATTGTTTCGTATTCCTCGTCTTCGTAGTCGCTTTGATACGTAGAGATGGCAAGTTGGTCGGCGTAAGAGAGCGCGTCAACTAAATCGTCGTGCATTCCCGCAGTGGGAAACATCGCTATCTGGTCAAAAGCTTCTCGCCAATCTTCATCTTCGTTAAAAGAGATACGACCGTGTTCAAGACGTCCCTGCAAAGCCCACGCAATTCGATCTTGTTTGCGCTTGTTTCCATGTGTGAGGTCTTGAATATGCGCGTATACATTTGTTTTACGCATTGCGTCGTTAATATAAGGAAGTACAGCATTTTTCAATGCCCCTCGTTCGATGCCAACGGCAATAGGCTGATGTTCGCGGATAACATTAATAATAGCCGCTGCTGTTTGTTTAACATCCCAGCGTCCATGCTCAATACTTTTAACCCACCAGTCGCCTTCATCTGTAATTTTAACAATTGCTATTGCTGTCTCATCAAGTCTGCTTTTAGAAGCACTAGGGTTTTTACCAACTTCTTCAAAACCAGCTAAGTCAATGGCAACAATATAACCGCCATACTGAGGCTCTGGGCCTTTCTTTAGCCATTCTTCTTTAAAGATTTCTTGTCCAGAATTTGAGAAGTTCGCTTCAAATTCTTGTTTAAAGACAAAAGAACTAAGCGTCTTTCTTGCTTCTTCAATTTCTTCAGGAGGAATTGTTGGATTGTCTTTAGTAGTAAAATGCCAGCTTTTCCATTCAGGATTAGAGCCTTCCTGTCCTAGCTTAAACCAATCATAGAAATGATTCCTGCCGTCAGGGGTACTCACGATAACCGCTTCTCCCCTCAAGTCAGCAAGTGCAGGCCGAATAATCTTAGAAAAGATTTCTTCTTTCACAAACGCTGCTTCGTCAATAACAGCAAAATACAGTTTTAAACCTCGAAGCGTATCTGGATTTTCTCCAGACCGAATATGGATTTTCCTGCCTGTTGTCAAGGTTACGTCCATTTGATTAACGTGCGCAGACTTGATAACATCTTTTCCCTGCTCTAACAAGGCATCCCATGCGATTTGACGGGCCTGCCCTAGGGTAGGTGCCACATAAACAACTGCGGCGCCTTCTGGGGCCTGTAAAGCCTTTGCAAGCAGCATCTTGATGGCTAGGTTAGACTTTCCTGTTCGTCGTCCACATGCTAAAACTTTAAAGCGTGCTGGATCGTTCCAAACTGCAAGCTGCCAAGGAAGCATCTCCCATGATATTTCCATTGTGTTTCCTTATATAGTCCGCTGCTTTGATGAGCAGTTCTGGACTGTCTTTAAATTTACCAAGCGCTGTATTACAGAGATCACAAAGAAGCTCTCTTACATTACCTGTTTGATGGCAGTGATCTACCATTAATTGTTTGTGTACAGCAAGTGTGTAATGTATTCCACAAATAGCGCAACATTCCTTTTGTTCTTTAAACCGAGCAGCATACTCATCTAAAGACATATTGTAATGTTTTTTAAGATGGTGCTTTCTTACAGTTAGTTGCCGTGCTGACCAGAGGGCTGAGTCTTCATGCCATTTACGACGAACCTTTTCATTTTTACTTTTTTTATATTCGTCGTCTTCATTGTACTTTAATCTAAGAGAAGCGTTTATGCAATCTTTACAACTGCTCCTGTATCCGTTATCTCCCCGAATTCTATAAAAATTACAAACTTCTTTAATTTCTTTACATTTCGAACATTGTTTAGTTTCCATTTGTGATCTCCTTTCAAGAGAAACAGGTGTTTGACACACGCACCTGTGACGTGTTGAAAGCCGATCACTCGGTGTCTTTAACTTGTATATCTGTTATGTCGTTTAAGGTTTCAATTTTAGATTGACCTAACGAGCTAATGTTAATCGAGATGGACGGCATTGAACCCCCGTTCTTAGCAGCCTCAAAGGTGCTCATTGGAAGCATTCTATCAATGGACATTTTTATGGCCGCCATCTGGCCGGGGTGCTCGTCGTCAAGAGCAATTGCAATCATCTTGTCAAGAATGCGGGTTCCGCCAGTGGCGAGGAGCCTTTGTTTAAATTCTTCTATTCGGCCTGCATCACCAACTGGACGACCAATTTTCCCTTTTGTTCTATTCTTAATTGCTACGAGGTCAGCCTTTGGTGGGCGTCCCTTTCCCCTTAGCTTTGGTGGGTTAGACACCACTTGTTTTTCTTTTTCCATTTGTCTTTTATCCTTTCAGGAAGACAACTTAATGTTTGGTTTAGACAAAAAGCTTATTTACCATTAAAGGCTTAATGTACATTAAAGGCATAGAAGCGTAGAAGTTTAATTATTTATGTATAACTTAATTTATAAAACTTCTAAGCTTTAAAGAAATACATCCTTAGTGTTTTTCTTCTATGCTATCATTGTAACACACGTTTTGCTGTTTGTCAAGTTTTATTTTCAAAAAAGTGAAAATAAGTTGAAATAAGGTATTTTTAACTACAATGTTCCCCTTCTAGGGAGTGCATTTACCTCTAGAGACTTAGCTCTCCTCTCTTAATCATTCCTTTAACAATACGTCTTTTGTACTGATGTTTAAGACAATAGTCATTAATCTTCTTGTCTAGTTCGCTTGTCAAGCCATGCGTAAACATTAAGTTGTCTAAAAATGTAGCAATCTTTACATTTCCTATTTCATAGTGCCCAGTGTCATTTGTCCTAGATAAAACATATGTTGTAGACGGCATTACTCCTGCTTCAATGTATAACGAAGCGTATTCTTCAAAAGTTAAACGCATTTCAATAGGATTTCCTAACACATCTACGCGCCCTTTAGTGCTTGAACGCTTGCTTTGCCATTTTGCACGTAAGGCTTTCTTTACATTTTTGTCTAAGTTCATTTGCTTTCCTTTATGTTGTCGATGGCTTACATTGTAACACCTTTTTGTAATGCTGTCAAGTTTCTTTTTTGTCTATTTCTCTTTTTTGTAAGCGCTAGAGGCTCCTGTAAAAGTTTCCCCGTCTCCA